GGGTCTTTGCTTTTAGCCACATGGGGGGCAGTAAACAAATAAAGTGAGCTACTCCCCAGTACATACACGTAAGTCAAGTAACATTTACCAATGTCACTTAGTTTTTTTAATATCCTCGATACAGATACACCAAGAATACAGCTAATAGCTCATCTATGGGCCGGTATTTTAACTTTGCTGTGGTACAAGCACAATTTACATGTAGATCGTCCCCGACGCGGTGATACTCTACAGAAGTGCCCATAAACCCCTGGGTCTTTGCTTTTAGCCACATGAGGGTCAATAAATCATTTTCACTCCCAGCTTTGAGCTTTGAACTCTGAAGCCGGGCTATCCTTTCTGCTGTTGTCAACCCTGGTGTTAGCAATCCCTTCCTTTCTTTATAAGCATCAACCTCATTAGACACAAACTCCCATACTGCTGCACTAGATAATTCTTCTACTTTCAAGAGAGCAGCCCCTCGAACATAAGGTGCTAGTACTCTTTCAGTGTAATGGGTTAAAGTGGAAGCTGGGAAGGTTATGTTTCGGGGTTCTTGCTCCAATGGTGGTAATGTGGAGAGGTACCATATATCACTTTCATATCTTCTAGGCCATCCTATTAGAGGGCCCCCTACAGGTGTTCTTGACAGGATAATATCAGTATCTCTGAGCAATGCTGCAAGTGGACCTGATCGAGGGTCTCTTGAGCATATAACCAGTAGTTGCTGATGTGGTGGTCTTGTGATCTTAGAGCTGCATAAGTTATGGATATAATATTCCCTTTGGTACGACCCCGTACACTCATCATAGTAGATTGCCACAGGACCGTTGGTAATACGAGTACTCATTTGAGTTCTTCTAGATCCATCTAGTATGTATGAAGGGAAGCCTCTGTGGCCCAGTATCACGCCTATAGCACCATACTTGTCATCCAGAGTCCAGGCTGGGTATTGAGGCAACTCACCAATTAGGCTCCACACTTGTGAGGCTTTAGCTGTCAGACCATATGTTGTTGTATTGGATAGTATCCAGGGCCCTATTGTGCCTGGTCCTCCCTTAATGTCTGTATCTAGACTACAAGTGATGGGGGATGATACAGTTAATGGTTGTTGTCGGAGGGCCTTGCAGCAGGTGTCTCGCGGAGGTGCTACTCTAATACCTGTTAACTTTAGGGCTAGTTGTGCTACGCGCTCTAGATCTCCTCGCAAGGATGGCAGTTCCACCGGCAGCCTGACATTGTCATTCTTCAAGCTACATAATTGATACACTGTATGACTACTGTCAAAGGGTAATACATATTCAATCTTACCTAGATACAGCTTGAGCTGTCTGGTGTAAAGGGTAGTTATCAACCGGATGCGTTGATCTCTGTTCTCCAGTTGATATCCGAAGGCTCCTCCCACTAATCTTACCAGGTTTTGAGCCTGTCCTGCTACCATCAATGTATCTACTACTACTTCTGCTGGGTGTAAGCCTGGTCCGGGAGGCTGGACAGATGCTTTTGACATAATATGATGGGCCTCTTCAGATATGGAGATATAAGCGAATGTATAGATAAGTAGACTTTCTATGTTTGCCCGGGCTAGTTCTGATACATTAATACTGGAATTGTGACTTAATGTTCCTCCATCTATTGTGTCTGTCTCAATGACACGCTCGATCCTATCCCAGTTGGTAACCGTTTGGGACAACTCCTCCCCTAAATATGCATGGTAGGCTGCGACTGGGTCACCTCTGCCGGGTCTTAATGCTAGGGACTTAAACACCATAGCCCTCTCCATTCCCAGGGGCAAGCCAGGGTAAGTGGGTACATAGTCCATTGAAAATTCCCCATCATACACTTCTCTCAAACAATAATGGCAGGGGATCACAGCACCCCATTCCCCTACCACATCTTGGCCTGCTATATGCTGATGTATTATGTAGCTCCCTATGTATACCTTAGCTCCTTGCAGCATTATGGTGTAATCAGCTTGCTTCCGCGCGATGGCTGTTGCCGTGTCCGTGTTAACTGTCATATGGGAGGAGATGTTGGGATCATAGTTGATATGAGCACCCTTGGGTAGTGTCATGACCTCACCTCTGTGCTCGAGTGAGCCTCCTACTATTTTTGAAGCTGCATCCTTGACTGTGTCAACTGGAGACTCAGTCTTCTCTTTAATGAGTCTATCCAGCAGGTCCTGTAAGTTCGGGTCTTCCCCTACCCATGTTTCAAGCTGGGCGAGACTAAGGGCTGATCTTTCCATAGTGTCGGGATTTATCACTTCCAGGGGGCCTTTTGTATGCTTTATTCTTGTGTCACTACCTAAATACGCTTTATAGGGACCTCTCTCCAGCAGATAATTACTAATAGAGGGGGCAACTGTGACTCTAATGGTTCTGGGTACCAGAGCAGTCGGGACCTCATCCCACCTCATCATCGTTATCTGGTGTTGAACTGGAGGCATGGAGGGTGTCACTAGGTCCTTCTTTAATGATTTGACTCTTAGGTTATCCGATGTTAGTACAGGACATCCATCTAACTCTAAATTACTGATTACATTGCCTCTAGCTCTCAGGAAGTAATCTACTATGACTTTATCCCGTTGGGAGGAGTAATTGTAAAGCTCCATCATACTATAAGCTTGGCCTACCAGCAAGTTGACAGATGTTGATGACTGATATCGCCCGATGGCTCTCTCTTTTAACGCAGGGTTACCATACTGGTATATTGCAGCTAGGAGTTTTAGAGATACAGGCTCAATTTTCTCTAGGTCCTCCACCAATGCAGCCTTAGCTACATCATGGTTGGAAGAGAACAGTACTTTGAGAGCAAGGTTCTGGACTATCGATGGTAAGGCATCACTGACTATATCTCGTAGCCAGAGTTCTGCGTCCTTTGGGCTTGAGAAGCTCAATGCATATGGGTCTTTGAGCACGACCTCAAAATCTGTATCCAGGATCTTTTGTGGCATACTCTGGAGGCCCTTCCATGGTTTGGGGTGTAGATATGACATGCGTTTCGCTGTTTTAAATATATGTATATTGGAGCATAAAGGATCTAGATTTCCCCTTAGAGCATAGCTAGAATATCCGCTTATTTTTAGCCCCCCAAAGGCCCTCGTAGTTAACAGTACTGCTGATAGTCGCGGTACGTCGGGCTGGAAGTCACTGTGTGATAATATTTGAAGACCACTCTCGTATTGAGCTACGGCATAAGCGGGTATAGGGCATACAGATTCACCAGCGCATGCTATAGCAGTGGCATGTATTCCTCCCACTCTGCTGTTAAGGCTAGGTAATGCTTCCTGTGAGTCTGTGCCTATTCTGGAACACCTCTTTATAGCTGCTGACACCTTTTTCCCGTCCAGATAGGATGATCTACCGTACTCGTAGTAGTGATTTGAGACGAAGGTCTCTGCCAGTTTGATAGGAAGACCTGTCTCCTCAGACATTCTAGCTAGTGCCGCTAGTACGTTCATTTGGACTGCGTGAGGGTTTTCTCCAGAAGGTACGTCCACAAGAGCCACCTGGTTGTCACCGCTTCCCAAGAGGTTAACTTTATAACCAGTGGAATACAGATGGTACAAGATGGCGCAACCGGTGACTGTGGTCCATACCTTCTGGAACATGCCCTCACCCAGGGTGTTCAGTCCATAGTGGCATCGGGGGCCTGGTTTAGGTTTGCCATTCGGGAGTTGTTCAGGAGGATTTGTTCTGTCTTGAAAGAGAGTGTACATCTCCTGTGGCAATATGTGTATTGATTCGTAGAGCCCAGGGAGGCCAAATATCCTGTCTAATTCTTTGGCAAGTGGTGTGACTAGATGGTAGCACATATGCATACACCACTTGGTAAAATCGAGGTGTACTTTCATTGTGGTGGTGATGCTATTCTTTAATATTGTTTTAGCGAGGGTATTTCCTCCCATTGTCATGGACTGATGTGGGTAATATTGCATGATCTTTTTCATATTGTCTTCTAACGTGGTCTGATACATTCGCATGTCGAATGTTAATTTAGTGAAATACCGTGCTAACCGCCAGCTGAGCTCACGTTCCTTTGCACACATCACACATACATAGTTGTTAGGATCTTCACGGCTGAGTATTCTTTTGATGGATTCTCTTGTATCAACTGTAGGCGTTGCTAGGTGTTTCAAGATAAGCCTTTTCTGCGCAGGAGGGCCTCTCCGAGCTGATTTCCCGTACCTGATATTATGGTACCTGGAGTCATATTCTTGAACCCATGAGTGTAGAGGGCAAGCAATGGATTTATCAGTGAGCAGATCAGTAGTGTCAATATGCCAGTCGAACTCGAGGCATTCATCCAACTGGATATTTCGAAATACATCGGGGTGCCATTCACCTGCCAGCTCGCCCCATTTGTTCTCAGCAATACATGTGGCTAGGGCCGGATTAATTGGGCCTACAATGGTGTGAGGAGGCCATACTTTGTGTTTCCGGATATATTCTCTACAGAATATTTTTCTGAAAGTCCACAGCGTGTGGTATCCACCTATTATGGGGGCTCGAAACTTTCCCGCCTTCCCTGTCACATTATCTACAGCCGTGTCCAGGTTGACTATAGGGTACGTGAAGCACTTCTGGAGACCTACAAGTTCGATGGCAAAGAGCTTGTCCTCCCTGGTATGCATTTCCCTTAAAAGCAGTGTTTTGAGGGGACAATCAGGCACCTCCCCTACTACAGTCTGGAGGAGTGCATTATCGTAACCTTCTGCCTCAGTAGATAATATGTTACCAACTGTCAGAGGTAACCACTGCTTCAAGATATCATATACTTGATAGCCTAGCATAGCCACACTTTCAAGTCCTGCAACTATATATTGCTCAACTGTCGAAGCACGAGACCTGTGAAGGAGGTCATCTTCTATATAAATCATCATCAGTACTGTCGTCAGCCCAATCATACTGTCTTCGAATGCAATGAGCCCCAACCATGGCATAATACATTCACAGCCCCGCCTTGTGATACGAACCCATTCTTCAAAGGCCTCAAATTTTATTCCCAAAGATGCTACTGAGTATTTCACTTCTTTTTCCAAGCTACTCCCAAGTTCATTAATGGCCCTAGTAATAATGGTTCTGATCTTATTTAAGCGCTGGTATAACTTTGACTGGTTGCACAGCCCGACATCTATCTCGTAGTTTATATTACACCAGTCTACAGTGGATATGAGTGTAGCTTGATTGACAGCACTCCTTACTATGTTACTGCATGGTTCTTCTCCACATGGGTGACGCCAGAACATCTGGTAAAGGTTACGTTGATAGGAGAGTATGTCATAATTGTCGGGGATTACTCTGTCGAACCATTTAGCCACATCTTCCGTAGCATAGCCTTCTTTCCACGAAAAATAGTTTGAGGCAGTGATAGCCGCTGTTACTCTTCGGGCTCGCCTGTATACGTGGGTGGATATAGACGGTTGGGTTATATCCTCGAACATTATAGCTGGTTAAGATGTTGGTTTTTTTACATTATTAGTGCAACAGAACAGAAATTACATAACTATAGGGTCCCAAAATGCGATCTCCACTTCAACTCCTAGCGATTGTTGAGGAGTGATACCCATGTATCCAGCTAAATTCACAGTGATTTCGCTGGTGTTTGGCCAATGCCGTCTCCACATGGGAAGTAGATCATTTGACTCCGGTCTTTTGAATACAATGGCCAGGCCGGTGGAGGGGCTCACACTGACAGATGTTTCTAAGAGTTCTATGTATTCAGCTTTAGGTATTGTCTTGTTCCTGGTTGTGCCCAAATACAGAGTAGCCTGAGTGGACCGGTGGTTTCCGTCCTGGACCCACTGCAGTACACTGGGTAGTCCTATGGTGTATAGCATGGTAATGTGTTGTATGTTATAGTTTTTCTAAAGGTTGTCCCAGTCTACTGGGGTGGAAGGTAGTAGCAAGGGAGCAGTCACTGGTGCGACAGCATGTTGCTTGGCTAAAGTGGGTCCTGTAGTTCCAGCATTTACCCCCATTGAAGCAAGCTTACGCTCCAGCTCTGTCACTCTGCTTTCATAAGTTTGAAGGAGAGTCAGTATACTATTGATCTGATTCTCTAACTTGTTGAACCCGATCTTCACTTGCTGGGATAACGATTCTAGTGTCACTCCTAACTTAGGCCTTTTATGGGGACTGGGTTGAGATGATGCTTTGCGGATGTTGATTCGTTTCCTAGGGGCAGGAGGGGTGGAAGCTTCTTCTGACGAGACATCTGGTCCCTGGAGCAATGATTCCTGATTGGCATGGATGCTGAGGGTGTCATGTTGACTAGCCATTATGTTATAGTTTTTTTACAAATTGGTACCTATGAGGGAGTTCACATCTTTCCCAGTGAGCTGGTGTATCTCATTTGCTATCTCTGCTGTTATACCATAAGACATGGTAAGGTTGGTATTTGCAAATTGAGTAAGTGTGGCAGCTGATTCCCTCAATTGATGGTCACTCTTCTGGTAGTTCTTGAATGTACTCCCAGCTGTAACTCTAGCCATAGCGCAGTGATATAGATGGGGGTAATTAGCATGATTCAGCTCATTAATTCCGTCTAACTTCATGAGCCGCCCCAAATCCCATGCCGGCTGAGCAGACTTGAACCTCTTGAATGCCTCTTTGAATCTTTTACACTCATCCCGAACTACATCTAGAAGCAGTGCTTTGGTAACTATGCTTGTGAAATATTCCATTTCCATTAAAGCTGTCATTCCAAATCCTCTAAAGACTAGCTCAAAGGACTTGTATAGAGCTGTATCTAAGTAGGAGGCTTCATCTGTAGGCACTAATAAATCTTCTATAATAGTCTGGGCAGCTTCCCTAACCACTATGAAGCACCTAGCATCCCTTATAGCAGGTAGATCAAGGTAGCTTCTCACCACACTGTCACCTACATTGGTAAGGTAATCATTCTCTGCATCTGCCCCTATAGCATTGATCCGCCTACCTACATAAGCAACATTATCTGTAGTGATCTCTTTGGCTAGATTAGTTACAGTAGCATATCCTGCTATTACGACAGCAGACATAGCTACCTCAGGTGTAATGCCGGGGGGTGGGTTAGTTGTGCTGGGATGAGTGACTATTAGGCCATCTTTATGTTCAAATAGCTGTTCCATTACCTCTGATGATAGTCCACTCAAATATCCCATACATGATATGTAAAGTGTATAATCTTTGGGTGCATGTATATCTAGCAGCATAGCAGCAGCTGTTGCTTTGCGATACCGCTTGATAGGCTCACGTTTCGCGGCAGGTATTTGTGAGATCGTCTGGCTTTTGTGCTTAGCACGGCGAGGGATGTAATATGGTGTGTACCGGTGACCTTGCTCTGGGGGAGGCTGGTTTGAGGTGCCCGGCAAGGGATCTTGTTGTGCACCATGGCGAGCACCTGATCGTGTGTCAGGCATAGCGGATTAAGGTATTCCTGTATGTTACCTTTTTTACTCACAGATGTCGCTTGGGTGCTGGCG